TTCCTGAACAAACAATAACACCGTCAGCGTATACTGCCATTCCTAAAATAACTTCACCGCCATTAGGCCGTGTGTCTCCAAATAAAGAATAGCCATCAATACGCCTATAGCCACCGTCAGGATCTACTTCAAAGTTACGAAGCTTAGTAGCTTGTCCCGGCTGTTGAAGCATTTCTAGCTGGTTTAGGTTGACGTTTAGTCCACCCTTACAAGAATATCCCCAAGGCTGTGACATCAGATAAATCTCATTCTATCGTCTTTAAAATATCCGGGCGTAGGTTCCATTAAATGCAGCTTCATTAGCTTTAAACCACGCTTATAGTCTTCTAAAGCAAATGCAGCAGCCTGTGAGTTTTCTTTAAACTGGTGCATAAAGTATCTTGCTCTAGCCAACAGTACAGACTTATAGGTATCAGGAAATACAATTGCATCTCCAAAAGCATCTAGCTGTGTAGGTAGATCAAAAGCATAATACCAAATACGATACACTTGATCTGGAATAGGGCTTAAGCCAAATTTACGACTATCAGGACTACGTACAACTCTACTAGGTACACCGTACTGTTGAGTATCTGCATCATCTTGATTCTGAGAAATTCTAAAAAAATCTTTCCATTCTTCAGTAGTTGTGTATTTAATATTGCGGATAGTGTAAGGTGCTGTTTCGCCTGAAACGCCTACAGTAGTTAATAGGAAGTTATCCCAATCAATGTAGCCATAGTCAGTAGTAATGCTACTAGAAGCAGGTTTAAGCTCGTACCAACGTGTTCCTGCTACAGTTTCTACGTACACATTACCGTACATAGGATCAGTCTCACCACTTTCACCTGTAGATAAAAAAGGCCACTGAGGTTCTTCATTAACAATATCTAAGTAAGCTCTGTTAATACAGTCTTTAGCATGTTGCTGTACGCCAATAGCATTAGCAAACGTAGAGGAAGTTAAGGCAACCTCATTAAGTTCGCGTAGCAATTCATTTGTTATTTGAAGAAATGTAGTAGCCATTATTTTTTATGAACCTTCTGTACTGGAAAATCAACTGATTTACTTGCGCCTTTGTGTGGCTTAAAACCGTCTTTAGGATCTTTCATAATTTTAAAAGATTTTCCGGTTTTCATCCAATGATAGCCTTTAGGAGCGTCTACTTTCATTGCATTGTATTCTTAACTGTTTTACTACCACAGTGTTTTTCCATATCAGAAATAGAGCTATAGCCAGCTTTACCACCATGAGCATACCCGCCTCTAGGCTCTTTCATTTTCTTTTTCATTTGTTTTTGCATATCGCCTACCATGTAGCCGCCACCCATATACTTATCTTTCATCATCAATCTTGCTCCATGCTAAAAGTTTTAGAAGTTTCTCTAGCTATATCTAGTTCTGTTGTTTTACCAAAGATACGATCATAGTTTTCTTGATACTTATCTTTATCAAAACCTTTACGAAAACGACTATCCTTAGACACAACCGCTTTCCTAAAAATTACTGGTTTTTCATTAGTACCTATTTGTGGCATTTATAAATCCTTACAAAAAGATTGGGGGCTTTTACACCCCCGCCCCTTATTAGTCAATACCGTAGAAAGCTGAAACCAGAGCATCTGGTCGCAACACTTTGGCACCGTATACGTGGAGTCCACGCACGATATCACCAAAGCTATCTGGGTCACGAATGACTTCAGTGCTAGTAATTGTCTGAGCCGTAGCTGTAGCAGACATATGACCAGCAAGACATTGTCCCGCAGCGTTAGACGTTGCAGCAATGTTGTTAGTTTTGTACATGTCAAAACCACGAAGCTTACCAGAGCTTACCAAACCATTACGGATGGAACCCTGACCAGCGTTGTAGTCAACTGACAAGAGCTTAGAAGAACTTTGTACAAGGACTTCATAAAACTCTGGATTAGCCAAGAACCAACGACCTTCTTCTGGAATATTAGCTTCGTCAAGGAGACGGGCCATATGAGAAAGAACATCAATTGGGTCATGCTCACTTGAACCAAAACCGATGTCCAAGTTACCAGTGCCGTCAAAGGTGCCAGCAGCAAGGTCAGTTGCGCTATCAGAACCAAGGATGTGGTTCGGGCTTGCAGCAGAAACACCAGCGATCATAGTAGCAATTACGCCTTCGTCAAAAGCATCACGCAAAGCGTAAGCTGCAGAAGAAGTTGCTACATCGCGGAAGTTTACATGCGACATGTTTGTTTCAATATCATCAACGATGAACTTAAATGCGTTAGCAGTATCAACTACCAAAGAAATTTCTTGGTCAGTTAATTTAGTCTGCGTTACATCTGCACCACGCTCATACTGATAAACAGTGATGACAGGTTCTTTGATGATTCGTACAGTATCACCAAAACCAGAAATCTCACCAGCATAGTCAGTGTTCGTAATAGCTTCTGCTACCGAAGACTTCCTAAAGAAGTTGAGTACCTGTTTGGAATATACTTTGGGTAGGAAAAACGAGTTAGTTTGTCCTGATACAGAGTTACCAAAGTTACCGTTGGTGTCTGTACTTTGCTCAAATAGAGCGTCTGATTGGTTATAAGCCATGTTATATTACTCCTAAGTAGAAAAGATTATCCTCTACGAACCCTTCCCTCTTCCAAAGCAAGCTTGATTTCATCTTCAACCCTGTCAAATTGGTCTAGGGACATTTTCGCAATTTCACTTTCTGTCCAAATCTTAGCTTCTTTAGTATCTACATTTGTTGTTTTGGTAGATACCATATCTGCTGCAGAACCTGTCTGCTGACGATTTGAACGTCTTTTGCGACTACCTTGTCCTTTACCAGTTTCTAACTTATAAAGATCTAACGCTTTAACAGCCAAAGTAACATTATTAGGATTATTGTAAATCCAATCTTGTATTTGTTCAGGTTGCTCCTGCGCCCACTCATGAAAGCTATCGTCTCCTCTGATATCATCAAAGTCAGGATGTCTTTCTTTAAGAGCCGTTTCAGCTTCACGCGCTTCAATCTCTGCTTCTCGTTGTTCAATAACAGAAAGCTTAGATCGTAGTGCTTCTACTTCTTGTTGGCTCCGCATATGAGCTACAGTTTCTACTGTGTCATACAAATCAGGGTATTCTTCTCTAAAACGATCTAAGTCCTCTTGAGACTTAGGAGCTTGATATTGAGGTTCAGCTTCTCTAGCTTGCTCCCTTAGTTCTTGCTCTGTTCGTTTAAATTCAGAAAGCTTCTGATCATAATGTTTCTTTAAATCATCATAACGCTTTTTATAGTTAGTATTTGGTTCATCCTCAGTAGAAGGGGCCTTTTTGCGGGTAGCCTTCTGCTGTTGAGGTTCTTCATCGTCTTCCGGGTAATACAAGCTTTCTGCAGCACTAAGAGATTTTTTCCTCTCTTGTTGTTGCCACGGTTTACGTGCATTATATGGATTTGAGACTTCTTCCTCTTCGTATGCCTGTTCGGACATGGTACTCTCCTTTTCTACGGGGCTTGTTTCTTGCAAGGTAGCCAATTTCAAACGTCTTTAAAATCTGGGGCTTGATACTACAAGGTAGCCGTACTGTTGTTTTTTAGCGTCTTCCTCCCATTAGGCTTGGCATCTGATTAGCACCTAACATAGATTGCTCTATAAGGTCTTCATCTTCTTCCATTTGTTGATTAGGCATTCCATAAGGATTGTCTAATAAACCGCCTACTGCGAATCCAACTTTACCACCACTAGATCGTCGTTCTGCATCATCCATCATTGTCTGAAGGTTATCTGCTCCGATTTCGCTAGTAGCTGCTTCGGTCATAACAAACTCTCCATCGCTTAAACGCGCAGGAATTGAGTCTGATACGCCTGTTCCGGGGCCTTCTACCTCTCCAGCCCCAGAAAACTCTGATGCAGTCGTCACGACCTTATCAAAGATTTCACTGAGCCTTGGATCTGCTTCCAAAGCTCCCATTAAGTATTCTTGTTCTGTTTCATCTAAAGACTCATCAAGCATAAAGCCCATATAGTCATCTTCCATTTCATTATCAGGAAGCTGTGAAGACTCTGCATTTGCCTGTTCTTCTGGTGTAAAAGTATCTACAGGCATTTCAGGAGCTACAAGCATTGAGCCTTCTGCTTTAGCCATTCTTATTTTACTTCCTTGTGTATCAAAAAGACCTTCTTCAGGAGTGTCTTTAGATTTCAAAGCTTCTCTAATTTCTTCTTCAGAATAAGAGTCTAGTTGCTGTTGTATTCTTTCTTTTGCTTCTGCACTTTCTGCTTGTTCTTGTGCAGCTAATAAAGATCTTATTTTTTCTTTAAGTTTGTTCATAACGCCGCCTTCTGATTTTCCTTTTCTAACATCGGTAGTATACTCTTTACCTTTAAACATAAATGTTTCTTTGCCAGCGTTATGAGCTTTACTAAAAGCTTTTTCAAAGGCTGATGCTTCTTTAGACGTAGGTTCTTTATCATTACGCATAAACCAAGAAGTAGTAAGATAAGTAGCTGGAACAGTTAGCAATGCTGTACCTACAGATGCACCTAAAGCTGCAAATCCTTTACCTCTTCTATTTGACCTAGTAGTTGGCGGTCCTCCTAAAGCTTCAGCATCAGCTTGACCAGAGGTAGGCTTTGTTACCATAGCTCTGACTGCTGCGGCAACTTCTCCTAATAAAGAATCAGACTTTCCTCCCCCAGATCTATAACTATTAATTTTATTTGCATCTTTTACAAGGCTTAAGGCTACGTCTTCTTCGTCTGCAATTTT